CCTGATTTAGACTCGTCTACTAGAGATAAGTCAGTATTGTCTACTTTAAATAGTTTAGTAGCACCACCAGCAAAGATAAATACGTCATTGTCTAGTTTAGCAGCAAAACAGTTATTCAAGTCTTCTGAAGCTGCACCTGAAAATGTTACTGCTGACTTAAACGGACCATATCCTATAGCTAAAGGAATGACGTTATTAGCTTCTGATACTGTGTCTAATATAGATGGTTGGTCAGGTAACCATTCTTTAAATGCTATGCGTTGTGTAGGCATACTAGCTCTTCATAATATAGCAGAGGGCAAAATACGGAGGAAGATTAGCATTAGTACCACTTGAACCTGCTGTACTATTTGCAACAGTAATGCCAGTAGTTGATGTTCCTGTAGTGTTAGGACCAATTCCAATACCTCCACCAAGGCTGGCTTGATAAATAAAATTAGCAGAGCCGTTTGTGTGTGAGTGTCCTGGGTCTGTTACTGTTGCAGTATGAGTATGGCTTACAACAATAGCATCTGCACTACCACCAGTAGCACCTACAGCATAAGTAGATGTAGCACCTACTACAAAACGGTTTCTTAAGTCAGGTGTAGAACTTGAGCCATCACATAATAACCATCCACTAGGAATAGAGGCTGACGAACCTGACCATAACATAATCATACCAGCTACAAACGCATTTCCCCATGTAGGTGTATTACTTCCACCTGCTGATAACAATACTTGACCAGAACCACCTGCTGTTCCATCTAATTGGAATGCACCTGTAACATTAAGTGTGCCAGATGATACTGCTTGACCTGATGCAACTAATGTACCTGCAACTGTAAATGGGTCACCACTAGAACCATCTTGTTGGTTTTTTAATACTGACATCAAGCTACGAATAGCGTTGTTTAAGTTAGATGGTGAACATCCTTCAGCAATATTGATATTGGTAATATCGGTATTATCTGCTGCTGTTGAACTAAATTCTGAAATTTTTGTTTTTGCCATTTTTTTTCCTTAATTAACCCTGACGAAGCCATGTATCTGTACTTGGAGTAGTATCAGTCCAAGTTTCTGTTCCTGCTGTAATTTCTGCCCATGTATCTGAAGAAGGTGATATTGCAGACCATGTATCTGTAGATGGTGTTGTATCTGTCCATGTTTCTGCACTTGGTGTAACTGGTGTCCAACCTTCGCCTTGTATAACGCCTTTTGCTGTAACTGTGCCTATGCCTTCTACATAAGCAAAACCTGCTAATATAGAGTTAGCACTTACTGTAACAAAAGCATCTGCATTTATATAAGCAACACCTGATACTACATAACCACCAAGTGCTGTTACTGTAGCAGTTCCTGTAATAGAACCACTATCTAGTCTAATTCTGTTGTATGTTACTGCGACTGAAGCATTAGCTGTAATAGAAGCATTACCATCTATAAGTAATGAGCCTATACAAGTAACTGTGCCATTAGCTGTAATACTTGCTGAAGCTAGTGCTATAGAACCACCAGTAGCAGATACTGTAGCTTCTCCGAATATAGAGCCACTACCAAACTGTGTTCTGTATGCAATAGCAGATAAGTCTGCAAATGCGTTTATAGATGCACTACCAAATACTAATGCACCGCTTGTTGTAACTGTGACTGTTGCAGTAGCTGTAATACTTGCTGCAGATGTTCTAAAGCGTGTTCCTGATGCAGATACGGTTGCGTCTGCTGTAATCTGTGCTGCAGCTTCTACAAATCTACCTGCTAAAGAGCTAAATGGGGCTTGGGAGAAACTAGCTATGCCAAACATTTATTGCTCCTTAACTAGACGTTACTGTTTGCCATGCAGACCCTGTGTAAACACACATTTTACCCAAAGTAGTATCAAATATAATTGAACCTGCTGGTGGTGAAGATATAGCATTTTTTTCTGTAGTAGTGAAAGTTGGAAGTCTTACACCTTTTTGAGTATTTAAGTCTATTTGACCAGCCATATTATTTAACCTCCATTATAGCATAAGGTGACGCTGCGGCAGGTTGTAGACTACTGTCTGGGAATTGTATACCTGTAGAGCCATTTAGCAAAATAGTCATGCTACACCTTTAGGATACTTTGTTTTTACTGGGTCAATCATGTCTGTTTTCCATGCGTCTATACCGTTGTGGTAGATGTAGTCTAGTTGGTCAGCAATAGCTGGATATTCTTTAGCTCGTAGTTCTTTGTATACTTCAGATGCTACTAGAGCGTCTATAGCATTGTTGTCATAAGTTACTTCTTTTTCGTCTTTATCGTAAGCAACATTACCACGAATAGTAACTATGTTAGGATAAAGTTTGTATATAGCTAAATGTTTATCCATTACGCTTTTATCTCCATAGCAACTAAAGTTGCAAGCAAACCACCTATATTATTAAAAGATACGCTTTGACCACCTTCAGATTTTATATACAATGTATATGTTGTTGATGATGTGGTAGAAGGTGAGTCATAAACAATTAACGGTAAAGATGTTAAAATTCTTGCTGTAACAGTTTTTGTGCCTGATATACCATTTGTACTACCAAGGTCTGTAGAGTTTCTATAAAAAGTAGCATAAACTGTTGAATTTGATGCACTATTATTGTCAAAATTACCTCCAGCCATCATTAAAAGTATTTTGTTTGAAGATGATGTTGGAGTTATTGATACAGAAAAAGATGTTGTTACAAAAGAAGTGCTTGTAGTTGAAGTTGAACTAGTTGTTGTAGCACTTACTACTTGCAACACACTTCCAGCAGGAAAGTTAGTATTAGTACCATTTGTCAGCACAGTCCCACTTGTAGTGGGTAGCGTTAGCGTAGTTGTGCCTGATACTGCTGGAGACTCAAGAGAAATTGACCCTGACGTTGCACCGTTAAGAATTAGCTTAGCCAAGTTTAGCCTCCAATGTTTCTACTCTTGCTTTTAGGTCGTTGATGATGGTTTGTTGTTCTTGTATTGCTGCTGTTAGAGTAGCTACTAGGAATGATGTGTCTACGCTTTGGTATTTAGGTCTAGTTTGCTCAATGCCATCTTCATCTGTGTAAGTTTCTACAGCATCTTTTTCACCTGTTACACAATCAGGAACTACTTCTTGAAGTTCATGAGCAATAAAACCTTGTCCGTCAGAGCCATCCACTTTCCAATTATATGTAACTGGTTTAATTTTAGCTATTGTGTCTAAAGCACCTGTCATAGGTACAATGTTTTCTTTTAAACGATAATCTGATGAGGTTGAATATGCTGTAGAAGAACCAGTTGTGGCAATATAGCCAACTCTACCATTTGGGTTAATAAATCCTATATGAATAAAACCAGACCCAGTATTATCTGTTTCAGTTTCCATGACATTATCGCCACTTTTGTAAACACGAAATTTTGCAGTTCTTGTGTTTGTTGTGGTATTTATTAAAGTATTACCAGTAGAGTCTATACGCATACTCTCTGTTCCACCTTCAGCAAAAGCAATAGTATCTGCTGCTGGGAAGAATATACCTGTATTAGTATCACCTGCTGTAGTGATGGCTGGTAAAGCTGCTGTGCCTGCTACAAAGGCTGCTCGTTGTGCTGTATCTATAGTAAGTGCTGTAGTGCCATTATTAGTTTGTAATACTAATGAGCCACTATTATCAGGCTGTATAACAACGCCATTGGTTGTAGTTGCATTTATAATTGTACTCATAATATTACCCAACGTGAAGTAGCAGGGACAGTAATTGTGACTCCCGAACCTATTGTGATATCCCCTGCTTCTACAGAGTTATATCCTGTAGGGAATGTGTAAGATGTACCTATAGTAGCGTTATTAACATTGAGACCGTTAGAGGCTGCAAACTGTGGAGCATATGCTGTGCCAGTTGCATCTTGGTAAACAGATTCTTCAGCAGGATAAGTAACAAATACGTTTTTAGTACCTGCGCTAAAGTTGACTGCTGTGCCACCATTGCTAGACTCTAATATGGTATCACGAGATAAAGTAGTGCCTGAAGATGTATAAGTACCTAGACCTACTTCCCATTCTGTACCGCCTACAATAGCGTAGTAAGTAGTATTAGCGTTACCGATAACAGAGAATGCTTGAAAGCCAGTAACTGCACCAGCAAGCGTAAACGTGCCTGTGCCTGTAGTAGTAGAAGTCTCTTGGACTCTATCCTTGACGACTAACGCCATGGTTTATCCTTAAGCTAATGTAACTGAAAGGTTGCCTGTTGATATCTTAAAGATGTCACCAGAGTCAATAGTTTTTGCTGTATCTAATGCTGTATGGTAAAGTAAGTTAGGTCCTGAAGTAGAATCATTAATACCAATCCAACCTACTGTTCCCCATGAAGCTGTTGCTGTTGGGAAAGTTACGTCAGCATCATTTAAGATGTTACCAGATGTACCTGAAGCTGTTGCAAAAGATACAGCAGTTCTAGCATATGAACCACCAGTTACTTCTGTGCCATCACCTGCATCTGTAGGGTTTGAAGTCCATAGTGATACATAAACTGTTGCTGGTGCTGTGTATGTAGTTGCATTTAGAGTTGCATTTAAAAGTGCATTCTCTAAGTAGTTACTCATTTCTGCCATAATATTTTCCTTATCGTGGTGTTACGTTTAGTGTTGTATATGCGTATGTTTGACCTAAGTCACTTGTTTTAATATTAGCAATTGCTCTATCATATAATGCTGACCATGTTGCAGTTCTTGGGTCATTCATAAGATACGGTTCTGCTTCTGCTAATGTTGCGTAAAGTAAAGCGTCTGGATAGTATGCTAAGAACAAGTTACTAGAAGTTGTGCTAGATATAAATGTTGGTTGAGCATAGTATAAAATTTGAATGGTGTAATCTGTATCTTGAGTAGGTGCAAACTGAAACTCTGTACCTAACATTGTAAAGTAGTGTGAACGACCTGATAATGTTGTTTGACCATTACGGAAA